GTAGACCTTGGAAATCAGGAACGAGAACGCCCAGTTGATGAACTGCAATTCCCCAATGGCGGGCCGGAAGTGCGACATCGGCCATAGCTGATTCGGAACTTTGTGGAAAATGATTTCCTGGAACGGCCATTCATCGTCCGCCCAGTATGGGGTGTCCCACTGGAATCGACGATACATCTCGGCTTCGTTTCCCCAGACGCTCTCCGGGATATTCAGCGGGTGCTCGCATGTTTCCGTGACAACGAGATGGACGTACTGGCCAAACCGATCGGCTTCCGCCGCCTTGTGGTCGATACCTCTCAACAAACCGCCAACGCCCATCTTCGACCAAATCTTGTAGTAGACGACAAGGTCGTTTGTCTTGCTCTCCCGATGCGCCCGCTCCGACAGCAAAGCTGACAGCGACGCATCCTGCCCGTGGGATTGCTTGCTCCCCTTGACTGTCCCGGGAGGCAACCCGTATTCGGCCTCAACTTCCCAGACCGGTTTGCAGCACATCTGCCCGACCCACTTCATGTCTTCCCATCGCAGAGCGTCGGGGTCGAGCAAGAGGTTGTCGGAAGAATCCCAGAAGGAGCCGACGACTTTGTGATTGGACCCGACCGGCTGGTACGGTTTCGTCCAGAGGACGCCGATCCCCTTGATGAGCGCCTCATCGATGGCTTGTCGCATCTCATCCTTGAGATTCGTCGCTTGCGGAAAATAGTTGATGATTCCGGAAACCAACGAAGCTCGAGCTTTGTCCTGCATCGTCTCCTGTCCCAGAGACGACAGAACATTCTGCACGAACACATGGGACTGCGGGTCATTTGGGTTGCCGAAAACTTCGAGAGGCACCTCCGGCAACTTCCTCGGCGTGACCGTGCGAATCGGGTTTCTGTGGTAAAGAGACGGGCCGAACAACTGGACCGCTTCGGCCACCTTGTTGACCGTCATGCAGATCGACGGTTGCGGCAACGTCTTCGTCTTCGAGTAAGAAAATTTCCCAGACCCGGATATGCCGTCCGTGGCATAAAGGAACCCATACGGCCCATTGAAAAACCCCATGCACTCATCGGCATCGCTCTGCCAAGTCTTCTTGGCATCGATGGCGGCGTTCACCATGCGTATCCATGCAGCCCGGATAATTCGTAGTGCGTCTTGCATGTATACGCCTTTGTACACTACAATTCGTGTATCTTTGTATAGTAAAACTGTTTACTTAACAGTTGAAAATCGTGCCATTTGGCACGGTGCTCATACTTTTTTAATGATTACGCCGACTTTTTCTCGGCGCTTGGCATCTTCACGAAGTCCCACAGACCGCTTTCCTGCATGTCGTCGATGTTCTTGTTCGGGTCGCTGACATGCCGAATCCCCGATCGGCTTACGACCCTGACGTTGTCGGGGATCAGTATCGTTGCCTCGATGGTTCCTCGCGACACCTTTTGGGTGATCCCAACCACCGGCTGGCTGTTCGTGTCTCCATGAGGATACCAAAGGATAACTTGTCCTTGGTACGTGATTGGCATCGTGAAGTCTTTCATTTCTGGTTCCTTTGTAAGTGCCAGGCTACAATCCCATCTTCCTTCCCGCCGGCGTTCAAGCCGGTCGTGTCGTCCAGCAAATTCGCCAGATGACGAACGAGTGTATTGTAAATCCGCCCATCCTGTTTATCAAGATGATCGCAATTTTCTTTCAAGGAAAGAATCTGTCGAAGTTGTTCCGCGGCCACCGGGACGCTCAAGTCCCAACCCATATCGATGGCTCCCTGAACAGCCCCGCCGATCTGTCTCGCGGACTCGATCCATCTCTCGGCGGCGTCACTGACTTCCTCGGGCGTTGCGGCGCCGAGGCGGATTGCGACATTCGCCATACTCGCGGCGACCGCTTGGTAATCAAACTTCGATGTTGCCATACAACCCTCACGATGATGGGCCAAGCATCATTGAGCCTGACCGGTTTTTTCGCATGTCCCGCAAAAACGCGCTGTAGACGCTGTGATCCGACCTGGTGTCCCTCTTCGGGACATGGACCATTCCGTATTGGGCCAAGTAGCGGAAATTGGCCATCTGATGCGTCCGCCTGCGCTCTTCCGTTTTCCTGGTGATAACCGTTCCTTCGGACCCGCGAAGCCTTTTGTAGCGGTAGTGGCGTATTTCCCAGACGAAATTCTTGACCTTATCGTACATGATTCGCAATCTGGCGCGGCCAAATTGATTCACCGCCAGCAACGAACGACAAGCCTCAATACCGGAATCGATGTCATCGAACCCGAATGCGAATTGCGATCCCGTCTGCGACGACTTGAGGCTGTACTTATCAAGCTGCTCGGTGTACTGTTCGACCACCGTCCGACCGGACCCGATGTCCGTCAGCCGTCCGCCATGTCCGTCGATGATGAATGCCTCGAATTCTTGTCCTTCGCACTTCCCTGAGAACGCCACGCCGAACGTGGCGGCGTCGCAGTTTTGGATGTAGAGTTCGTCGTACAACCAGATTTCATCGCTCCCGCCATTCGGCAACCCAGGCGGAGGCACGGCGGCGAACAAGGCCGCGCATGTGTGCCAGCCGGGATCGACGGAAACATATCGCGTCCATGTATCCGGGATCGCCTTCCACTCGATATTGTGGACGATCGGGCTGTATTCCTGGTAGACCTTCGACTTGTCCTGCAAAAACATGCCGCTGACGCGAATGTGTCGCTCATCCTCCGACAACTTATCGACCAGATTCTCTTTTTGCAAAGGCGTCAAATGATCGTTGCCGTCCAGTGTCAGGAAAAACTCCTCACACCGCCTTTTCTCCGGGGGCAATTCGGATTCCCTGAGCGCCCGCTCGGATAACGTGAAAAGCTGGTCCGTCCCGGCCTGCGGAGTGGCGGACCAAACGAACCGCCCGTTGTTGTCCACAAGGCGGGCGGCGATTTCCGAGTACCAATTCCCGTCCTCCAACTCTTCATCAAACCACGCCAAGTCAATCGCCGTGCCCTTGGGAGGGCGCGCGTGCCCGGAGAAAAAGTAAATCGACCACCCTGTCAGCAGATTCACCACCTTCGGCGTTTTAGTCCTGAGTTCTTCCCATGCGATCTGGCCGATGAGTCTCTCCGGTATCAACGGCGGAGACGGAATCGACTCCACTCTCCTGACCGCGTCTTCCGGGTCATTCGGCCTGAACGTCCTCCAATCCCCCGTCACCTTGTCCCTGATGATCCGGAACGCACCTTCCGCCGACAATTTCTTCCAGATGGTTTCAGCGATATGGCGCCCGTCGTAGCCGACGGCGTAAACGGTTCCCTTGGCCGGGTATTTCTTGTGCGGATCCTTGTTCGTCACGGCTCGCGCGATTTCAACAGCGGCCGCGAGCGTCTTGCCGCCGCGATTTGAACCGCGAACAACCCGTTCAAGTGACATGCTCGAATGGAATTTTTCTTGCAGAGGGAGAGGCTGATACAGTTTGAGCGCTTCGCACCTTCGGATCGCCAACTCCGCCGTGACGCGGCGAAATTCGATCAACTCGCCTTCCGTCAAAGCGGCCCGCCCGGGGACTTCAAAATGGGGTATTACCTGCTCCGGTATCTCCGGAAGGCTCTGGAATCTCTAGACCTTTGTTTTCTTGTGTAGCGTCATGAATAACAATCCTCTTGCAGTAGTCCATCATCACTTTCTCAAGGTCTTTGTCGGTGAGCATCGACACGTTCTCAATTTTCGTCGCCGGAAAAACCTTCTCGATGAGACGGAACTGCAACTCATGCAACTTGGCTCGAACGATACTTCCAGCCTTCGAGACGCGGTACTCGTTTTGAAGAAGATCAACAAGACCATCGATTCCGCCAATAGCCTTGAGCCAGGCCGCGGCAACCTTTTCCAGATTGACCGTGGACTCTTTCGCCTCAAGGATTTTCTCGATGTCTTCAAGGCTCAGGTATTGCTTCTTTGGCTTAGGCATGGAGAACCTTTGTAGACAAGGCTCCGCTCTTACGCGAAGAACGGAGCCTGAACTCCTTCCACACTTGGTGGATGAGTCAATAAGACGCCGCCGGGCTTACCATGATGCGGTCATGGGTGGGAGCACCACGCCCGGCGGCGGTGAATCACTCTACGAATCTATCGTCAGGATGGCACGGATCAAACCCGGCCTTGACCCGATCGCACATCACCGCGATCTTCTCCGGACTTCCCGGTCTCACATTGGTTGTTTTCGGCGGTGTTCGCGCG